CCGCAAAGAATGTAAACGACTTTATCCAAAATTTTCTCACGCAATTTATCCCTCACCAAATACCCGTGTTTTTTTTCTGGAAGACACCTTGTTCTAATCTCTGGGGTATCAACCCCATTGATTCTACAATTCCATTTGTACATTTTCCCATTCAAAGGAAACACGACCTTTATAGTGTCTCCGTCGTACACAGATACCACTTTGCAATGCCTCCGTACCCCCCGGAATGACAATTCCGGCACATTTTCATCAACCTTGTTCCAATCAATAAACTGATCCATATATATATCGCAATCACAAAAATAGCTCATAATACCATCTCTTTTACAACAATTACCCATATTGATATATTTTTTGATATAATTTTTAATACAAAATAATATCAATATAAATTCATTCAATTTAATTCAACATACTACTCCCCACCATACTACTCCCCACCATACTACTCCCCATCATACTTTTAAAGAACGATGGTAAGTAGGAAAATGTGGCGTAATACAATACCTTATTTAAATTTTCAGAACTAAATCCATTGCGAAAAAAAACTACAAAGAAGAAAGAGATCAAATAAATAATGGCCGCAATAACAGTTGCCTTGTATCTATTTCTATAATTCAGGTCGGCATTAAACATCCATAAAAATACATCCATAACGTTCAAACTATTCCCAGTCAATTTATATTCAATTACGGAAAGAACACAACCGTCCAGGAATAGAAAGCACGAAAATACACTCATAACAAAAATCCAAAGCATGACCGCAACCGTCAAATTACCAAAACCCGCGTATACAATAAGGTCGAATGGAAGTCTAAAATGAAAAATCTTAAGAATAAGACATGCTAAATCAAGGGGGATGCCCGATTTCTTAACGGTATCAACACATTTATCGACTATATAATTTCTAATCCGTTTTCTGACACCTACTCTCTTTTTAGCCTCAACATCCTTTGCCCCATCCTCAACACCCTTCACCCCATCCTCAACACCCTTCGTCCCATCCTCAACACCTTTAACATCTACATCACTTATGTCTTTCCTCCGCACATCCCTCCCTTCTTCCTTATTTTCACTATTTATTTCAATCCACTCGTCTTTGAAATTAATATCATCATTTTTATTATCCATAAATAACAAAAATAAAAATTTAAGTAATATTTAACGCTATTCGTTTTATCCAAAAATAATTAATGTGTGACAAATATAACATACCAAATACTACTAAATGAAGATTGATAAAGAACAATTGCCCGAACCGGAACCGGAACCAGAACAATCGCCCATAATTAAAAGCATAAAAACAAACAATATTTTTTGGATATCCGTGGTATTTTCTGTTATGATAATATCGTATTACACAACCGGACACTCACGTGATTCGTATATTTCAGGCATATACACTTATATTTTCATCGCATTTTGGGGGTATTTAATGCACTATATATCGCATTCTTTCAATTTTACTGAAATGTATAGGACGTCTACAAATTTTATCCTACAAAAGCTCCACGGGATCCCCACAATAAACACCATAATCGAAACAGCCCTGCTTTACTCAATCGACTTTCACGCACAAACCCACCACGACAGTTCTATAAACCGTAGTCCAACGAATGTAATAGTAGAAATAGTTCAAAATTTTCTAACACAAGGCGCATTATTGGTAATATTTAATAAATGGTTTTCTCCGGCAGTCACGTTTAAAGGCACTGACTTTAGATTGTACTTAAACAATTCCATTCTGTTTTTGTGGGCGCTGTTTTATGCGACCGTCCACAACATCAATTACCGAATAATCGAACCATTGGAGCACCAAAACCACCATAAAGATGAATACACCAACTACGGAATCGACATTGTAGATATAATTTTAAACACAAAATACAACACCACGCATAAAAAACACGAACCAATCACAATAGAAGACCACAACCACGCAACAATTAATATAATAATACTCACAATCATTTTGATATGGCCCTATCTCAAATAACACTCACAAAACACTCACAAAACACCCGCAAAACAAATAAATTGAAAACAAATATAAAAATATATATTATATAATAGAATATATAATACATAATGAAGGATATAATCGCATCTACCTGTGTAGGAATAGGACAATTAGCAGTAGGTCATCCATTTGACACGGCAAAAATTTTGATTCAAAACAAAAAGCCTTGGTATGGATTACCGATTAAGACTTATTACAGGGGGTGGCGATTTCCATTGTTCTATTGTTCATTATTTAATATTACCTGCTTTACAGCACATGAGCGCACCTATAAGCATACAAACAACCACTTCTTGTCGGGGGCAATAGGGGGAATAGCAGTGTCTCCAATGACGTATGTGTTGGATTCCTTTAAAATAAAGTACCAGGTAGTTCCAGCTTCGCAAAAACCGCAATCATTTCTCCCAATCTCTACCAACCCCATCATAAGACAAACCATCAATCAAATAAAAACACGCAACGGTCTCTTTATGACAGCGTGTCGCGAAACATTGGCAATGGGCGTATATTTCTACACATTCCATACACTGAAGGAAAAAACCAACAATACACTATTGAGCGGGGCATTGACTGGCGTTGCGTCATGGACCTGTACGTATCCAATAGACGTGATAATGTCGAGACAGATAGCGCAAAACATCAATATGAGGGAGGCCATAAAGCAAAAGAATCTTTGGAAAGGTTACAACGTTTGCATACTAAGAGCGATGATAGTGAACGCAGTGAATTTTAAAATATACGAAACCGTAATGAACTCGCCCCGTCTCGCCCATTTAGATGAATAAAACCTACCTACAAAGAACCATACGCCGTACTCTCATATCTATCGACGAACGTGGGGGTTCCTGGTTTTTTGCAACAGATACTCACAATTTGTGTTCCTATAAAAACAAAAAGCGCGAAGCCAACAACGATAGAAACAGTTATTATTTCCATTAAATATATATTATATTAGATATTTCAATATTTCAAACACAACTTAAAATTCAATTCTAAACACAACTTAAAATTCAATTCTAAACACCCACTTAAAATTCAATTCTAAACACCATAAATATTATAGTAGTAGGCGGTCAAATTATTGGTAAGTAAGAAGTGTAATACATCGCTTTTCTTTTTCCCACTATTATTGAATACTGTATACGCTTCCTCCAATCCACTCTTAATATGTTCTTCCTTTATGTAATCAACCCTGGTAAACTTCCTAATTATTGAATCGGGCAACGTATACCAGTATTGCTCCCATTCACCAGAATACATGGTTAAATAAAGGCGTATCATTAACCCCCGCTCCTTCCATATACATTCCGGGGGGTAAATATTTATCATCCGTTTCTTGTACCATTTTTGCAATTTAACAACATTACAAAGTTGTTTGTCGTGAAACCGTTTATAAAATCCTTTATTTGTTACATGAAGGGGAGAGATGTAATCGTACCCGGCAATTTTCATTAATAAATCTTCTGCTAATGTCGTCATTGTGTATATTATATAATACATTCATAGCTTAAGTTCCAAATTTTATTCAATTTAAAAAAAAAATAACTTGTTATATTAATAATATGGCAAGTTGTTCTGCACCAAGTGGCGGATTAAGAAAGCAAATTGTATCTCAATTGTGTGTTTTAAATATTGACAATACATCAAAAACCCTTATCGATTTCTTTGCTAAAAAAAACCAAATAAGCAACGAGGAGACCGTCAACCATAAGGATGAGATATTTAAAAAAATAAAAAACAATGCGAGTTTAAGCCAAGGACAGACTGTTCTGGGTAATATAACAAAGCGTTCTTCAAAAATATTCAAACACTTAAATGATAATAAAATAAAAGCGGTATTTAGTGATATCCCTATTTTAAACAATGGAATAATGAAAAAGGTCAACGAGCAAGAGCGCGAAGAAATGATAAAAAAAATATCGGCGATGACCCTGGGTATGGACGGGTTGACAGTTAGGAAAATGTTTGAGGAAGTCGAAAAAAGAAACAACGACGAGATAGACCCAGTGGAATTGGCAAAAATCAAAAAGTTAATAGCCAACATGTTTGATTACAACAATGCTTATCCAGCAAGCGCATCACAGCCCGGGTCCATTTCCGGCGCAGTAAACACGGCAATAGACGGAATAGAAACGGCGGGAAGAATGCTAAAAAACCCAAAGAGTGAATTTGCAAGACAATTGTCAAATCAAAACCCCAAGGACATGAGGAGCAGGATAATGAAAAAGGTGGCGACCACCGCCCTACAAGGAGGAAACGCAACCAGCGACAGATCCAAACACAAATCAAAATCCAAACGCCCCCATTACCATCGCACATTAAAAAACACCCGCAAATCCAAAACAAAAACTAGGAAAAAGGCGTACTAATTACAATTCCTCCTCCACACATTCCCCCTCCGCACATTCCTTATCGATATTAGCAAGTATTTCCTGTACTGTTTTATTATACACATCGTAGCAAATTTTCACAATGTTTGACAATTGTTTAATACATTCGACTGATTTCTTAAGAAAATAAGAAACCATTTTTCTAACAAACCCAATTGCGTCGCTTTTTAATTGCGATGAAATGTCCTTTTCACAGCTGAAACGGCAGTTATCATTATCACACGTATTTTGCAATTTCAGATACACGACGTACCCTAAGACGCATGCCAGAATAAATATACAGAAAGAGTTCATGATAAAATAGCTCAAAATAGCCGGCAACGACGTAAACCCAATCGCCCCCATCATTTTCTGAAGATTTCCACACCCTCTCATACCATTCAACTCCCAACGATTCAATCCATTGAGACCCATTCCCCCGATAAAAATCTTTGCGCCATCGCCCTCTTTCTTACCATTAACTTCTCTCCCTCGCAACCCTCCACCATTTAATCCCCCACAATTTAACCCTAACCCATTTAACCCATTCTTCGATTGATACATTTCATTCATTTCGTTCATTTTATTTATTTCATTCATAATATCATCAACATTGACATTCTTTAATTCATTCTTAATCCCCTCTATAAAATCAACAATACGTACACGGTCGGCATTGTCGTCGGTTTGATTAAATCCGTCCACATATTTTTTATTATTACTGGTAGTTTCCATTCCAAGTATATTTATAAATTATATTTTATAATTAAAAATATAATTTATACTTCAACAAATCACTCCATTGTCTTTTATATATTTTTCAAAATCAACGATCCCGTCCTCCCCCATTCCCTTTTCATCGACCAATGTTTGGTAATCGTCCTTCTCCACTAAATCATCCACCCATTTTATAATATCGTCCATCACATTGTCCCCGCTCAAAACCAAATCAAACTTATTTTCCAACACATAGTCCAAATCGGTCTCTGGTTCAGAATTCAAATGAAGAAGGTGTTCTATGTGGTTCGAGTAACATTCTTTCAACCGCTTCATCTGTAATTCTTTTGATATTTGCAAACGAACTATTTTCCAACCATTTTCCTGTAAAGCAAACAGTTCATTTTTAAACCGCAGGTCGTCTATAACTACAAAATTTTCATGCTTCGTCTGTCTCAATAAATAATTGGTCCACACCATCGGGTCGATCGCCCTCATACTTTGCCCCACGTCCACATACAGTTCGCGGTTTTTATACATTTGACCGATGTTATTTTCATTGTTCTCAACGTCAATAAACCGTTCATGAAATAGTTCGTGCGTGGTTATTTTGAGCTTATCGGCGAACGACCTAATTTTGAACTTATTATATTTGTTCCGAATCATCTTAGCACAATAACTTTTTCCACTTCCCATCTTCCCTGAAATAGCAATTTTAATAACCATTACTTTAATACTTCTTTTTATTTAATAAATTGTGCTTAATACATTTTATTAAATTAATTATTTTTCCCAATGGACTTAAACACATATTACCAATTATAAGAACGACAGTTATATGGAAACCACCAACTTACATAAAATAGTAAACGACGCAATAAGGGACAAGCGATTAATAAGATACAACAATATCCAAACACTTTTAATAACGATGGAGGAATTGAATAAAATCAATATTGAGGTGTCGTCTGAAATTCAACGGGTTATTATCGATGACAAAATAGAAAAAATAGTTGAATATCAGGAAGATTACTTCAAAACAAACAAACGATTTAATTTTTTAGGTTCGCTCAATATCAATCACTGTAAAGAAGACAATAAGAATTACTTAATGGACGGACAGCATCGCTACAGAGCAATGCTCCAATTGTTCGGTAAAAAATACAACGAAAAGATTAAGATAGAACTAATCACCGTGGAAAAGTTCGATGATATGAAGGAAAATTTTGATATAATTAATAAAAATACTCAGCTTCCAGAATTTTCAAAAAACATCGACAAGCAGGTTCCTGAAAACGCATTCCGAAAGATCAAAGACCGATTTCCTAAAGTATTCAAAACGACCAAACGAGCAACACGACCACACATCAACCAGAACGATTTCCAAGAAGCACTGGGGTTTTTAACGGAAAAACTAAATGAAAAGTTAGGGGAAAACATTGATTCTGACAAGCTGAGGGATTTGATACTGGAAAAAAACAGTGAAATGAAGAATTGGCCGGTAGAGGCCTACGAAAAAACAATACGGAATGGTGTAAAGTGGGAAAAATACATAAATGAAGCCAGCAAGCACGGATTTTATTTGGGATTATACAATAAAACAAGTCAGGAGTATACATTTGAGTGGGTGAGAGACATTATAAAAGAAAAGTGCGGTATACAATTAAAGAAAACGGCAAAAAAAAGGAAAAAAACAATACCAAAGCAAATTAAAGACCAAGTGTGGAGTCAATACATTGGGGAAGATATTGCGATTTCTTACTGCTTTTGCTGTAGAGAAGAAAAAATAAAAATGAACGGCGAATACGAGTGCGGGCATGTCGAGGCAGAATCAAAAGGCGGTCCAACCGATGTGTCTAACCTGAGGCCAATATGTAAAAAATGCAACCGCAGCATGGGAACCATAAATATGTACGAGTACGTACAAAAAACATACCCACAAAAGTCAACGCCATTTAAAAACAGCGTCTCGCCCGGGAAGTGGAAAGAAAAACCGAAAAAGACTACATCATTTCTCTCATCATTAAACCCTTTCTAATGAATTTTCTAATGAATTTTTTAATGAATTTTCTAATGAATTTTCTAATGAATTATTTAATAATATTAAAAATAATATTATTAAGCTATAAAATGACAATCATAATGATACTGTTAGAATCTCTAATACTGATTTTGACAATTATATTAATGTGCAAATTATTATCAGCAGTGGGAAACGGAAACCAAGCATTTGAAACAGTAGACAACAACGACATAAATTATGATTAATTAAACGTCCGTTAACTTAACTTTTAAAAACAAGATAGCGGCATATATCACGGACGCAATAAACACGATGCTGATGGGACGATTCAAATCAAAGTATATCATAGAAAGCATCAAGACCCACAGCAGCCCGCCAATCACCGATCCATTGATAAAATCAACACCTTTGTCTAAATCAGTGCTAAAATTATTCTTAGTGCCACCATTGTATATGGAGTATAAATACAAGTAGTAAGCACCAAAAGGCAATGAACCATAAATAAATCCACTCAAATACGGGCTGTAAAATTTCGAAATATAGCCTGAAATAGCAATCAACAATCCACCGGCAACAAAATTATAAATAATATCTACATCGAATGTGAAACCATTCAATAAAGCTGGGACAATATACATATATAAAACCCAAAGAAAACAAAGAAAACAAAGAAAACAAAGAAAACAAAGAAACAAAATATATTTAATTAAAGATTTAATTATATTTTGTAAAACAGCGACATCCATCGCACCACAATCGCAAATAATCAATTTACATCATTGCGTTTTCTTTAACAGAACCAACGCACATCGTGTATAACAATCGATTTACAAAGTAAACCAACAATGGTTGAACCAAAACAACCATCAACGTAACGATGTCAGCCTTCTTATCGGTCACAACACGACGGACGACACCGACAACAGCGGCGGCCAAAACTACCAAACTGATAACCATAAGAATATAAAAATAATTGCAAAATTCAGGGCCTAGGGGACCAAGTAATGAATCCAATAGTTTATTCATTTTATAATATTTAAATAGAAAATAATCTTTCAACGCAATCAAAAATCTTATTAATATATAAATGGATATGTTTACAGCAAATAAGCTAAAAAATAAAGAAGACGTTTTTATTTTTTCATACGGGTCGAATATGTCAAATGGAGAATTATTAAAATACAACAAAAAAATCAATAACAATAAAAAAATCTTATTTGAAGTAATGGACGTTGGGTGTATCTCCAATTATGAATTCAAATACATGCCATTGTATACAACATTGACCAACAAAAATTTAAAAACTGCTAAAGCAACTATAATTCCAGCAAATAATAACAAACGTTCTAAAGTATATGGCACGATAACAAAAGTGTCTTCGGAATTATTTAAGGCATTGGTTAAAAAAGAAGGGGTGTATAAAAATTATTACAAATCACAGACCCAAAGCATTACATCGTGTTATACTAAAAATAAATACAAATGTGTCGTCTTTGTAATGACAGACCAATATTTAAACAGAACACCCACATTAGACATACACTCCACCATAAAAACACATCCTAGCAAACGATATGAAAATCTCATATTAGAAGCGGCGCTTCATTACAATTTCCCAAATAATTACATCAAAAAATACCTAACCCACACAAAATCACCAAATTAAGCATCACCAAAATACATAAAACCAATCCAACAAAAATATATGCAATATTATATATGATTAATACAAACTATCAATCCAATATATCCGTACATAAATATGAAATTTTTAATCCCAATTATGAATTGGTAAGGTTAAGCAAACGAACCACATCAACCATAAACACGAATTCATCCCCAAACGCAATAATAATCAACAATTATTTAACAGAAAATTACAGTGAATTGATAAATAATAAACTTAACACTGTAGTCCAACATTTGTTAAAAGAGAACAGAACAATTGACATGCCAATTTGTTTCAATTCCAGTGTCTTCTTCGTACAACACAGGACCAAATCACCGGTAGCAAATTACTTGTTGGAACGAAACGACACATACACTGCTTTTATAAATTACGATTCGTCTGTCGAAGACCAATCCGAATCCGATTCAGCTGCTTCATTGGTGT